TTCCGCATCGTCGAGCAGCGATAGCAGCAGCTATAGCAGTTCTTCGAGCGACAGCGGATCTTCATCGTCCTCTTGCGGGAGTGACTGATGAAGCGAACGCCAAATTCTTCCCGTGTGCTCGCGCTTCTTGAGGCGCGCCCACACAGCAGGGCCGAACTCAGGGATGGCACCGGCCTCGATGTGAGCGCCATGAAGCACGCCCTTTGCTCGCTCAAGCGCCACGGTCTGGCAATCACTATCGATGGCCAGCCGGTCGTCTACGAGATCACACAGAAGGGCCTCTATTGGCTGCACCCGAAGACTGATCCCGAGCGTCAGGCACGCAAGGAGCAGGCGCGCAAGAAGAAGCAGGCCTACAACAACGAGTACCGCAAGGCAAAGCGCAGGGCTGTGAAGGTGGTCAAAGAGGCTTCCATTGAAAAGCCTGTTGACGACTTCCCGGTAGAGCGCCGCATCGTCCCCGCGCCCCGCATTGACGACGGGCTCGTCGCAACTGCCATTCGTTGCCGTCCTGTGCTGCAGGCGGTCTGGTTTTCTGTTTGAAGGAGTAGCGATGTACACCGCTTTGAAGATCATCCGCATCCCCACTGGTCAATTCTTCACAGAGTATGACCGGCAGGGAAACCTCGTGCGCAAGGAATGGCACCGCATCGACTGGGAGCCGCTTGGTGAGGTCAAGGACTTGGCCGAGGCGAAGAAGCGGTTCGGTGGATCGCCGGTGCTTGAGGTGGACGAGCAATTGATCTTGAGGCCCAACCAACACAAGGAGGCCGCATGACCGAGTACACCATCACCACTGTGATGCTCGACGCTCAGCGCGCTGCAAAGCTCGGCCAGACCATCCTCGAGGCCTGCCCCCACCCGTGGTTTACCGACGAAGGACGGCTCTGGCGCAGGGTCTACCGTGCAATCGTTGGGGAGGATGCTCTGTGACCTACACCCCTGAAACCATCGGCAAGGCACTCGCCGAGCACATCAAAGAGAAATTCGGCACAGCATGGGGTAGCAAGAAAGCTGCTGCAAGAGCCATCGGCGTTACCCGCGTGGAGATTTCCGAGACTCTCTATCTGCGCCGCGCTCCATCGAGGAAGGTTCTCGCCAGCATGGGGCTGAAGAAATCGATCGTTTACGTCCCGAAGGAACAACCATGCGATACCTCATCGTGATCCTTCTCGCCTGCGTCCTAGGCACCCAGATCGCCCACGCTATCAACTCTGCTGCTCGGGATGTATCCAGGGCTGAGAAGACTACTTGCCGCGGGAAAGTGGGGATGCTATGACCACGTTCACGCTCGTAAATGCAGTGCAGGGCCACACTGCCATGCAATCCGCCTGGATGCAGGCGAAGGCTCTGCTGATGGCTGGGCATCGACTTCGGCTCACCGTCAAAGAAGAGACGCGCACCGAAGGGCAGAACCGCTTCTTCCACAAGCTGGCCGGGGAGGTCGCCAAGTCGGGGATTCTCTGGCAGGGCAAGAAGCGCACCGCCGCGCAATGGAAGGTACTGTTGGTGTCTGGGCATGCCATCGCCACGCAAGAGGGTGCAGAGATCATCCCGGGCCTCGAAGGCGAATTCGTCAACATCCGCGAGAGCACGGCGCTCATGAGCATCAAGCGCGGGGCGAGCCTCATCGAATACACGCTGGCGTTTTGTGCGCAGCATGGTGTGCCTGTCCCGGCGATGGAGGGGCAGGAATGACGCCGTATGAAATCGAAATGATCCTGTACTTCAATGGGCACGTTAACCCATGGCCTCAACAGGACGCACCAGCCTTCATGGAAGCTATCCGGATGTTCCAGGGTGCGGATCTGATCGAGGTGCCAACGAACATTGATCGGCCGAAGCTGACGGCGCGAGGCCGTGCATATGTGACGTTCCTATGCATGCTTCCATTGCCAATGGCGACTTGGGGCATTCCTGGGCCACTCCAGTTCGCATTGCCAGAGGACGGTGTGTGACCCTTTCCCGCCTCCCCACTCGCTGCAAACACTGCAAGGTGAAATTCACCGCAGAAGAGCGCGGCAAGCGTCTTCACAACGACTGCATAGAACCATGGACAGCAGCCTTCCAAGAGAAGCAAAAACGCAAGGCAGTTGCGGAACGGAAAGCGAAAGAGCGAGTCGAAAAAGCTGTTGATCGGAAGAAGCGCGAGGGGCTTAAGCGCATACCCGATTTGATCGCCGAAGCACAGAAAGCATTCAATGCCTACATCCGAGAGCGAGACAAAGAGCAGCCCTGCATCTGTTGCGGTCATCCACTCAGCCATGGGGATGTTGGAGGGGGTTATGACTGCGGACATTATCGAAGCACTGGGTCAGCATCTCACCTCAGATTCCACGAGGACAACGCCGCTGGGCAAAGGAAAGTCTGTAACAGATATGGTGCTGGTCGAGCGGTGGACTATCGCATTGGGCTTATCAAGCGTATTGGTCAAGCCCGCGTCGAAACGCTGGAAAACGATAACGCTCCGCAAAAGTGGACTCGCGAAGATTTGATCGCCATCAAGGCGCTGTATGTGTCCAAACTAAAAACTCTGAAGGAAAAGCAATGACTGCAGGCGAATCGTTTCTGGTTGGTATGGCGAAGGCTGTCGCGTGGGTTGTCTTTGCCATTGGGGCTGCAATCTGGCGCGGGTATGTACTGACGATCTTATGGGGCTGGTTCGTGGTGCATGCGTTTGGAGCTCAGCCTCTGGCCATCCCGCTGGCCATCGGGCTTTCGATGCTGGTGACCTTCCTGACGCACTCGCCGCAGAATCCTAAAGATACGGACTCGGCGTTCATCATCGGCATGGCCGTCTTTGGCCCTGCGCTGGTTTTGTTCATGGGCTGGATCGTGCAGAAGTTTCTCTGAGCTGCGCAGACTAGAAAAGAGGATGGCATGACAGACCTAGACCAAAAGATGCTCATCGCGCTGATTCGGATTGCCAATTGGTGCGGGGACAGGGGTATTCAGGAGGCAGTAGACGAGGTCTACAAAGAGGCCTTCCGCAAGACGCCTGAAGCGAGACCGCCCCTCATCGGCCTCCCAGTCATCGACCCTTCGCTACTGGAGGTGGGGAAGTGAAGCTGAAACGAATTCTCGGGTGGCTGATCACCGCCTCGGCACTCCCAGCAATTACGACCTCTTTCGGGCTGACAAAGGGCGCGTCAGCCATAGAGATCCTCATAGCCATCGCAGTAGTGCATTGCGCCTTCGCTGCCTTGTTCGGCGTGGTTTGCTTGGTCGTTTGGTTGCTGATCTCGGATTGAAGGGAATCTCCATGATGAACGACAGCGCCGCAGTCATCGCAGCCACGCTTGAGGACATTCTTTCGAGGTGGCATCACTACACCCAGCAGTACAAGCTAACAGCCGGGATTGGCGGTCAGCCCATGTTCCGCTACACCCAGCGGCCCCGGGGAGGGCAGACGGTCGAAGCGCTGCTGGATGACGACGCCGAGCGTGGGCAAATGGAAGGAGTGGACTTCCAGGTCTCGGAAATGCAGGACCCGCATCGTGCAGCCATTTACATCCTCGCAAGGAACCTCAGCACCGGCCGCAGTGTGTGGATGTCGCCGAGACTGCCCCAAGACCCGCTGCAGCGCGCTACCATCGTCGCTGAGGCTCGGAACCAGATCACGAACCGCCTCATGCGCTGCGGAGTGATGTAAAGAATATTTACAAATATCCTGTTGCAACTGGATTGCGGCTGGATCAGAATCGCGCTCGGTGGGGAGAGTGCCCCCAAAATGTTCCTGCCGGACATTGAATGCACCCAAAAGCCGCCCTGGAGCAATCCTCGGCGGCTTTTCTCGTTTCGCTGGGCCGAGCCACCGCCCTATAGCTCCATGCTTTGGGCTCGTGCCCAGCACCTCGTTGAACTTCCATGGACCGAAACCTCTGCCTCTCGGCAAAGGGCGCGACGAATATGTCGTGGCAAACGCCTAGGTCCTTGGAACTCAAAGCGCCGCTCCCGATGGGGTGGCGCCCCTATCACTGTTGGACCCGGCCACTGTGGCTCTGAACCTCCGGGAATGGCCCCGAGGGGCAGAACTAACTAACCAGGAACCAACATGTCTTTGACCAACGACCAAGAAACCCGCATCCGTTGCCTGCAGCTTTGCGCTGGCTCAGTCTCCGAGGCCAAACAGGCCTATTACTGGGTAATGGGTGAACAGAACCAGGCGAAGCAGCAAACATCCGGGCTGCAGATCGGCCCGTCCGCCCAGCAAGTGAGGGAGGCGGATGCCCAGCGGAAGCTCACACAGGCCGCCGACGAGGAAGACCCCCGGCGACGACTCGCCGCAAGCCGCCAAGTGCAGAACACTCAGTTCGGCCGGAATCCGAACATCGGTAATGGATCAGGGGATTGATATGTGGGCCAAATTCAAAGCCTTCTTCGCTCCGAGCGTGATCGACATCTCGCCCGAAGACTATGCATGGATGCTCGCGAATCCTGAAAAGGTCGGCGACTACATCCGTGCTCGCATCATCCTCGGCTAACCAATTCTCCTTGGCCCAGTTGCCAATTGCCCGCCAGCCGAGAGGTTGATGCGGGCTTTCTTATTTCTAGTGAGGCGAACTATGGCTAAAACCACTCGCCCCGCTGAGAACAGCAAACTTGCCCCTC